ACTTTGAGAGGCAATAAGGAATGAGCATGATGGCACGTTTTCAGTCAGAGTGGTTCTGACCTTGATCACGTCCAGTTTCCAGGGAACGCTCGAACTCCAGTTGACCCAACTTTGGACAGGTTGCTCGTAGTCTGGGAACCCGGGTTTCACACCCGCCTGTTCGCCCGGTGATCTGTTCACAAAGTCAATGAAGTTCTTCCACTCAAGGTCGTCCTCCGCGGTAGCAAACAAGTTGATGCCCGGGAAGGGCCACGGGTTGAACTCGTCCGCGCTGCGCTCGAAAGCTTCCGATGAGCTGTCAAACACATCAAAGTCGAGACCCGCCAAACAGTAGTCCTCCACTTGGAATGGCAGAACTTCAGGCTCGTCGTCGTATAGAAGCTGGTAGCAGACAAGGTAGCGCCCGTCTTCCACTTCGAGCTCACGGAGGTCAACGAAAGTTTTCAGGACGGGCGTGGTTCCCTCCTCCCAGACAATAGCGCCGTTCTCAATGAGAAGGACCTCCCTATTTTCAGACTGGTTGACATAAAGAGACCCAGCACCAAACAAGTCGCCACCGCGTGGGATTCGAACGTAACCACGACCTCCCTGCTCGAAGAACTCGAACTGGTACTGCTCCGAGGCGGCAGGAAGACGGCGGTAAATGGGGCGTCCGCCAGGCGCCCACTGAGTTGGCTCGGGAAATAGTCCCTTCGAAGCTTTGTACTCCTCGGAGAGAACTTTCAGACGAATCGGGGTCAGCGATGTGTTAAGCTGTGGGTTGACGCCGACCACACCCTCGGAGTTTGGGACTGGAGTGAGATTCTGACTCATAACGCCAAAGTGCCGTTTCCGTAGGAGACCGGATCAAATACTTCCTTGCCGCCTGTCGCGTACGACAGGGCTGGAACTTGAGTGCTGAACTGTGTGTTCTCCCACACAAACACTGTCTTCTGCCCAAGAGCGTTCTTCGAACGAAGAGTGATTTGGGCGACACCGAGTTTGAGGCCTGACGTGTCAGGTCCGTTGGGAGCCGCGATACGCTCCTCACAATCGTAGCGTGTGACAATGCGAATGAGGTTTCCACTCAGCTCCTCAATTCGCGCCGTGTTAGTGACTTCCTCACCGTCCCAGTTGAACACGGGAGACCTCGCCGTGAAGTAGCTCGTCACGCGGTAGATGTTCTTCCCGTCCTCAGAAAGAATGAAGTCCTCACTTGGACGCCGTACTGAGGAGAAAAACGGAATTGCGGTGCCGTAGGCCTCATTTGTGGGAATAAGGACCCCGCCATTGATGTACACGCCAGGTGTGAATGATGGACTGAAGTGTTGTGTTGCCATGTAGGAAACGACTGTCCCCTGCTGACGGAAAAGTGTCATATCTCCGGGAGAGAAGACAAACATCGCAGACGGTGGGCAGAGAACGGAAACACCTGTCACCGGATTTGGCAACAGTTGTGCTTCAAGGGCAGTACGAAGCGCTGGGTTAGTGTCCACCCTCTCAACGTAACCGCGAGCTATCAACTCATTGGGGTCTGTGCTTGTCGGAGTGAAGCCAGTGAGAGCAAAGTAGTATTCAGCGGGGGACCTGGACGTCGCGCGGTATGTCAGAAGAGTCTGAGGGGCAAACCTAGGAATGTACTGGAACAACGGCTGAGGTTGAGTGCCATCCACTGCGTTTACCACCTTGAGCAGACCCTTGTTCACAAGTTGTTCAAAACTCTCGTTTAAGGTTTCGCCTGCGGCGGGGAGAAACGTGAAAGTTTTGTTGACGTAGGCGTACTTCACGATGGCACCACGTGAGCGGTCGACGTAGTTGAAGTAGGGGTCAACAACTGGGTCCGGGCCGCTCGAAACAGCGGGAGTCTTGACCCACGTTCCGCCCTCGTAAGTTCCTCCGCTCTTTAGCAGCGGGAGTGAAACCTGAATGTTTGACACAAGGCCGCTGTTTTGCGCACCGGTGGCAGTGTTAGTGGAAGGGCTAAGAATGAAGTCGGCTGAGGCAACAAAGCAATACCAGTTGACCTTGTAGTAGAGATTGTCGTCTCCAGGCGGTTCAAATATCAGTTTTTGGCACGCCTCACTGTTAGACAGGACTTGGTCCATCGCGACGACGTCCGGGTCGTAGAAGCCCGTGCTCTGGTTGTTAGCATAGTATTCAGACCCAACAGACCATGGTTTGAAGTCTTTCGGAGCGCTGAGAACACCCTCAAGGATAAACTTTTCAGGTGAAAGTGCGGCGTTTGAGAACTGAAAGTTCCTCAAGACGACCAAGATTGAATTCTCTACTTCAGGGTTTCGAAATACCTGACCCTGAGTGTACACGCCTGGCTGCCAGGAGCGAATTTTCTGCAGAGACAGATTCTTGTACAGAACTTGGTCAACAGTCTCAGAGCTATACGGTGTGTAAGCCTCTTCCACTGGCCACGCCAATTCGGTGGTCACATCAGAAGGGTCACCAATGGTGAGTAGGTCGTTCACCGCAAAAGTGTTCTCCTGGGTCACAAAGTCAAGGACTTTATTGGTGAGCACCGTGGAGGGGTTCACAGCGAGAGGTGTGTTGTAGGCTCTCGACTCGATGATGTCAGGCTCAGAGTAACGCGTGTCAGTGGGGAATGTCTGAATCAGAGCAGAGTTGACATCAGCCACGCTCGGGTCATAGCCCGAGGGGAACGTGTTTCCAGGCGTCAAAACCGTGAACAAATCATCGCGAATGCCCAGAGAGAAGTTCTTCAGGAACCCCGCGTAATCAGCGGTGGGATCATAAGACAGGTCGAGCTCGTACTGAACCTGACTCAGTTCAACTGGGTAGACGTGGCCTTCCATCTCCAGTGGCATGGAGAAGTCCACGACGTTCTGAGCACGGCTGATCTGCTCAGAGGTGGGCTCAGTGCCGTCAGGATTGAGGAAGAAAAAGGAGATATGCCCATTGGCCTGAATGTAATCATTCAGCCAGATGTAGTTGTACTGCGCCGAACGGTTGGGCAGCACAGCTGTGAAAGTCCCGGCTCCGAAGAGGTCCTCGAAAAGATCCTGCCAGTCCTGTGAGGAAACTGGATTGCGACGGCGGATAAGAGTGAAGAAACGCTCCTGAGTCTGGTCGAGAGACTCAACATCTGAACCACCAACCGCAGCGATGGGGTTGATGACACTCTCAACGACAACATCCAGAGAGGTGGCGTCAGTGATAGTGTTCGGCGCCACGTTATTGAACGTGCCTACCAGAACTGAGGAAGCTGGCACTTGACCAGTCGACTCGTTCGCCCCGAAGACCAAGTCAGCAGTCGTGACAAACTCGATGGACTCACCGCCAGTGAGGTTGGCGTTGGTCGAGAAGATGGTGCCGGCTGGGATAAGAGATTGAAACCCCTGGGGCTGAATTGTGACAGTCAGACGAGTGGTGGACGGCGTCCCAAGACGGCGCATCGCACCCAGAAATGGCCCGATCCACTCCAACAGGATGGATTGCGGGAGCTGATTCGCCCAGAAGAGAAACTCACCCTGAGCGAAGGCCTGACCCTCAAGGAGGGCCATCATCGGGTTGCCTGCGCTGAAATCATTCAGCTTGGCATTCGACGCATCGTAAACCCTCTGCGCAGCCGCGTTGACAAGCTGCGCCTCAGTCCGAGGATCAAGATCTACCGCGGGAAGCGGGGCGTAGCGAGGCATGTGTTATCAACCAACGGGGCACTGGTTGCTGGCGGGCGTACCAGCATAGTTATTGCAGGTGGAGTCTGCGCGAGCGTAGAAACCGTTATCGATGAAAAGGTTAGCGAGTCGCTCCTTCAGCATAAGGACCGTCACGAGGTCCGCATTGTTCATCGAGCTGAACTTTTGGTCAAAGCTGGGGTTGGGAGCTCCGCCAGCGTAGGCGAACTTACTGTTAGTGGTGAAGGAGAGGGGAGCGTTAAATGGGTCATTCGGTGGGATACCCACGTCGAAACAACCTGACCCAGAAACCTGTTCGAAACCAAAGTTCCACGGTCCGGTGACCGTCTTGGGTCCCGAGATTGGCGGTGTGTTGTAGCAGCCCGATTGCTCACCAGCAAGAGTGACATAACGAGAGTCGACGCCATTGGGACCACTGAATTGCAGTGAGTCCAGTCCCAACTGCGGGTAGTGCCAGTCAAGGTCGGCACCATCGAAATATATTTGCTTCGCCCCATTCAGCCACTGGCTCGTGACGATAACGCCCGAGCTAAAGGTTGTCTTTGCCACAGGTTGCCATACACCGCTTGTTGCTGTGTTTTTACCCACGAAAAAGCCCCCAAACGAAAAACGTCGGGGGCTTGGTGTCAGAAGCGGATCAATTGCGCTCCCAGTAGTTGCACGTCATCGAAACTTCGATGGTCTGTACGTCGCCGCTGTCGCGAGCCACCTCAGCGGTGGTGATGGATGTCAGCAGGCACTCATAGAGAATGTACTGACCGCCACCAGGACCGGACTGGAGACCGTCGCAGGAGCGAGGTGTCACAGTCACGGTGATCTTTTGACAGTTGTAGTCGATCCAAAACTGCTCCAAGGGTTTGAAAACCGCCGGATCGTATGGAGCGCCAAGTGTGATGTCGTCAGCGGTACGGGGACCGACAACGTGGTAGATCCGGTTACCTGTGCCGTTGGCGTAGGTGGACGAGTCGCTGGAGTCCTGAACTCCCGAGAACTCGGTGAAGACTGCAGTGAAGGTCGGACCGCCGGCGGCGGTGAACGAAACTTCGTACTGAGCCTTTGTCAGTGGACGCAGAATAGCCATGGGATCACCTCCTTATTACTAGCCTAAATCAGGCCAGGATGTCGGTGATCATCGCGCCAGAACCGATGAGACCGGTGGTGCCGAGGCCCACAGGGTGCACAGCACGCTCGACGGTGATCTCAGCGCGGACCACACGACGCTCGCGGATGTAGTACTCAGGACGAACGGCGGGAGTGCCGGTCAGCTGGTAGGTGTAAGCGAATGCCGGAGTAGCAGCGTTGGCGCCACCAGCAGGCATCACGGCATCAGAAGGACCGTTCGGGCTGTAGAACAGCAGGACGCCGTTCTCAGGGAACACGGGCAGCAGCTGACCGTTCTCGGCCAGATAACGACCCTCAGCCACACGAATACCGCGCTCCAGACCGAAGTAGCGAGCAAGCATGTCCACGTCGATCGAGTCGGCGGTGGTGTACTTGATACGCTCAAGGATGGACTGGTTGGTCAGCAGTTGGTCGAAGATC